ACATGGGGTAGAGGAACTTGGGGATCTGCAACAACTAGTTCTTCAGTAATATTAGATCCAGGTAGTTGGTCATTAGATAATTTTGGAGAACAATTAATAGCAACTATTAAAGATGGTAAAACATTTGTTTGGAATCCTGGTGTTTCAAATCCATTAGAACAAAGAGCAGTAGTTATGTCTGGTGCTCCGACAGCAACAAGACTAACAATTACTTCAGATAGAGATAGACATGTTGTTCATTTTGGAACTGAAACAACTATAGGAGATTCTACTACACAAGATCCTATGTTTATTAGATTTAGTGATCAAGAAAATTATAGTGTTTATCAACCAACTTCAGTAAATACTGCAGGAACATTTAGACTTGACACAGGTAACAAAATTGTAGCAGCAGTATCTGGTAAAGATTATAATTTAATTTTAACTGATCAAGCGGCATATACGATGCAGTTTGTTGGTCCACCATTTACTTTTTCAATAAGACAAGTAGGATCCAACTGTGGATGTATTGGACAACATGCAACTGTATATGCAGATGGTAAAGTGTTTTGGATGGGAGCAGGTGGAGGCTTCTTTGTATTTGATGGTACCGTTAAATTACTTCCATCACTTGTAGAAGATTTTGTATTCACGACTACCGGATCAAATGTAGGAATAAATTATTCTTCTAATGAAATTATATATGGTTCACATAATTCATTATTTAATGAGATTGTATGGTTCTATCCAGCAGGCACTCCCGCAGGTAATCCAGCAGTACAAAATAATAGAACAGTAGTTTATAACTATGTGGAAAATAGTTGGTCTACTATGACTCTTGCAAGAAGTTCTTACGCAGATGCAAGTACTTACGATGTACCTTATGCAACAGAATACAGTTCTACAGCTACACCATCTATTTCTAATTTAAGTGGTGCTACAAATACTTTTGGTGCATCAACATATTATGCTCATGAAGTAGGTAATAATGAAATAGCTTTAGATGGTACTGAAGCAGCTATACCTGCTTATATTCAATCTGGGGATTTTGATTTACCTACAGATGGCGATGGAGAGTATTTACTAAGGCTAAGTAGATTTTTACCAGATTTTAAAAATCTTCAAGGTAATGCAGTTGTTACAATTTTCTTAAAAAATTTTCCTATTGATGCAGGGGCATCTTCACAACTTGGTCCTTTTACAATTAATGCTAACACACAAAAGATAGATACTAGAGCTAGAGGTAGACTTGCTAATATAAAAATACAAAATACTGCAGTAGATGAGACATGGAGATTTGGAACATTTAGAGCAGATGTTAACCCTGATGGAAGAAGATAATGGCTAAGATAAATGTGTATGTACCAGAACCACCACAAGAATATAGTGTAGAAGGCTTTAGACAAATTAACCAAGGTCTTGCAACTATTGAAAATCAATTAAATACTTCATATCAACAAGACTTGAAAAACGAACAAGATTCGTTTAATTACTTTATGCAATGACAATAAGATATAAAAGCGAAACATTTGATTTGACAACCACTAACGTTACTCCAGTTTTAACGTGTCCTAGTGATGCAACTATTATTGTAAAAAGCATACAAGCTGTACATGACACTGCTAGTAATGTTGATACGCATGCATTAGTAACTAAATCAGGTGGATCAGCTGTAAAAGTATCTTATGAGGAATTAAATAAAGCGACTGTAAATATGGTTAAGGGTTCTCTTAATTTAGAAGCTAGCGATATTTTATCAATGCAAGCAGGTGCAGCTAATGAGATTACAGGTATTGTTAGTTATGCTTTGATAGATCGTTCACAGGAAAATGGCTAGAAAATTTAAAGATTTTGTTGAAAGAGATAAGCCTAGGAAAAGACCTAGAAGACACTGTAAGAATCCTAATAAAAAAAAGAAGTTGCAGAATAATAAAAAATATAATAGACAAGGACGGAGACAAAAATGAGTGATATAATTAAACTACCAGCAGAAGCAAAAGAAATTATTAAACACAAAAGGACTGGTAAAGTATATGCTAGTAAAGTTGATTTTGATGCTGATGTTGCTGATCCCAATACTGATACTACTGTGGATGATTTTAGACAAGACCTTGAAATTAAGGTTACTAGAGTTACTATGGGGGCAGAAACCAAAAAATAATGCAGCCAAGAGGAGCCACTGAGCTACAAATGGAAATGCTTGAAAAGCATGTTGATAAAGATTTACTTAATCAATTTCAAATCTGTACATCCATACCGGGTAAAGTTTCAATAGACCCTAGTAAGATAAATATACTTTGGCAAAAAAATTCTTGGGATCAAAATAATCTACAACCTTTTTTTAGAGATAAGTCAAAGCATGATGATTATGATTGGTACATATTTAATAGTCATTGGAACTACGAAAAGTTTAGATACTTTTTTGATATACCTACTGAAAAATGTGTTGTTATTAAAAACGGTATAGATAAATTCCCTAAGAGAAAAATATATAAGAAGGGTGACCCAATTAAACTTATACATCACTGTACGCCATGGAGAGGATTAAATGTTGTTCTTCGTGCAATGCAAGAAATAAAAAACCCTAATATTATAATGGATATATATAGCTCATCGCAAGTCTATGGAGATGACTTTAAAAAACATAATGATGATCAGTTTAAACCTTTGTATGAGCAAGCAGAAAAATTACCTAATGTAAATTATATTGGATATAAACCAAATGAATATATTTTAGAAAAAATGCCAAGCTATGATATGTTTGTGTATCCGTCTATATTTGAAGAGACTTCTTGTGCTTCAGCCTTAGAAGCATTAGCTTCTGGAGTTCATGTAATTACAAATAACTTTGGAGCATTATACGAAACATGTGCTGAGTGGCCTGTATATGTAAACTATTCTACTAATTACGAGAGTATGGCTATTGCTACCGGTAATGCTATAGAAGTTGCAGCAAGTTATTTACATGAGGATTTTATACAAGAACATTTAGAAGAACAACAAAAGTTTTATAAACGTTTTTACAGTTGGAAGAAAAAAGGAATGGAATGGACAAGCTTTTTGAAAGGAGCCGTAAGTGAAAGAAACAATAAATAGTGATACTTATCAAACACTCAAAGAACTAAAAGTAGACTCAAAACCATTTGATAAAGCAATAGAACCCCTATGGAAAAATAATAATTCTAAAGAAGAAATAAAACCATACTCTATTTTTGTTGCTACACCTGTACATAGTGAATGTTCTATTCACTATACACAAGCATTATTAGAATTACAAAAGTTATCATTTAATAAAAAAATAAAAATTAAATTTCAATTAATGAAATCTTCACTTGTCACACAAGGAAGAAATCTATGTGTGTCAGGATTTTTAGAATCTGACTTTACACATATGTTATTTATAGATTCAGATATATATGTTCAAGCAGAGTCTATTTTGAAAATGATTGAAAGAGATAAAGATATAATATCAATACCATATCCATTGAAGACAATTATGTGGGATAAAGCAATGGATAGAATTAATGATAATCAAATAAAAAATATAAGTGATTTAAAAAAAGCCTTTAATACTTATCCTATGAGAGTAGCAGATGACAAAGATATAAAAGTAGATAAAGGTGTGATGGAAGTAACTCATAGTCCTACAGGATGCATGCTAATTAAAAGGGATGTAATAAACAAAATGATTAAAGCATATCCAGACAAAGCTATAGTACAAAAAACTGTGATTAATGGAGAGTATGTAAATAAGCCTCATATGTGGAATTTTTTTGATTGTATACATGACCCAGAGACTAAAACCTATCTTGGAGAGGACTTCTCTTTCTGTAAGCTATGGAAGGATATAGGTGGTAAATGTTATGCCTATATAGGGGATACTATTGTCCATGTAGGTGAGCATCAGTACGAGGGACGTTTTGTGGATGAGTTGAAACCAACCAAGTAAAATGGTAATATTGTCTATAATTAATTAATTAGACTATGGATCCATTTACAATAGCACTAGCCACATTTGGCGTACAAAAACTTCGAGGTAAATCAACAAAGAGAGCATTGAGA